GCCCAGCAGGTTATCCTTGAAGACTGTTGGAAGAAAAAATATACTACAACTGTTGCGTGCCGTGGTACAGGGAAATGTATTCGCGGTGATAGCCTTATCCCCACTAATTTAGGATTTTTTGAAATTAAGGATTTAGGAAATGAACTAATTCCAATTAGTGAATTAAACATAGATATACAGGGGATTAATGGTGTTGAAAAGTCTAGTAAGTGGTACTATGATGGGGTTCAATCCGTTGTAGATATAACTACTTCTATGGGCTACTCAATAGGAGTAACTTTTGAGCACAAACTAGTAGTTTTAGATAAATGTGGTAAATTGGTATGGAAGAAATCGGAAGACATCCAAGTAGGGGATTATTTAGCTCTTGATAGAAGTAATAAAGTTTGGGCAACAAAAAATAAATGTACAAAAAGAGAAGCATTATTTTTAGGACTACTAATCGGAGATGGCTCTTTTAGATGTAAAAATCGTCTTAGTTTTACTAATGGTGACCAAGATACTCTAGATAGTTTTGTTGAACTTGGAGGAGACTTTTATCCCTCTAGTGTATCTTCTAAAAAAGATTCAAGAAGTAATTGCTCTGATATCTCTATGTATGGGCAAGCTATTTGGAATAAATTAGATAAGCTAGGCATTAAAAAAGGTGTTTACTCTGGGCAAAAGGAAGTTCCTTTTTCTGTGCTACAAAGTGGTCCAGAAATTATATGTGAATTTTTAAAGGGACTTTTTGAGACAGATGGGGGTATTAATGGTTCAGGTATTTCCTATACGACTAAAAGTAAAAAACTAGCAAAACAAGTTCATATATTACTTTTATCTTTAGGTATAGTTTCTAGATTAAAGGATAAAAAAATAAAATATAAAGGAGAAATTAGAACGTATTTTACTATAGATATAACCTCAGTAAATATAGATATTTTTTCAGAAAAGATTGGGTTTATCTCCAATAGAAAAAAAGTTTCTCTTAAAAATATATTATCTAAGAATAGAAATGTCAATAAAGATTTAGTTCCAAATCAAGAAAAATTGTTTGAAGCTATATGGAACAAAACCAGAGGCATTCTTCCACATAAAAATCGAGCACGCTTATTTAGATTTAAAAATGGTACTGAGCTTCCTAGTTATGTGGCCATTTTAAAAGAATATAATCAATACCCTTTTGAAGATTCTTTAAAAGAGTCATTAAAATGCTTATTAGATGATAATTATTACTTTGATAGGGTAATAGATAAAAAAATAGGATTAGATAAGGTATATGATTTAGTAGTTCCAGCTACTAATAGCTTTGTAGGAAATGGATTTATAAATCATAATACCTGGTTGGCCGGTGGGGTTATCGCCCCATTATTTTCTATATTATATCCTGGGACTAGGGTAGGATTTATTTCGTCTAGCTTTAGACAAGCAAGATATCTTTTCGAAAAAGCACAAGAGACCTATCAGAGGTCTCCTATATTTAGACAAGCTTGTATGGGTGAGCCTAAAAGGGCTCCAGACTCATTTAGAATAGATTTAAAATCAGTTGGAAATATACCATCTGGGAAAATAGAAGCGATACCTATTGGTACAGATGGAGCAAAAATAAGAGGGGCTCGTTATGGTATTCTTGCTATAGACGAGTTTGCTCAGGTACCTAAAGGAATATTTGATAAAGTAATTTCTCCTATGGCCTCTACGTCGCTTGACCCAATGGCGGCGGTACGGTTGCGACAAAAATTATTTAAGCAGCTACAATCTGGATTAATTACACAAGAGCAATATGAGACTTCTTTAGAGGAATCTAAAGGCAGTGTTAATAGAATATTTACTTTCTCTTCTGGGTATTATCAGTTTAATCATTTGTATGAAAGATTTGAAACACAGCGTCGTTTAATAAAAGAAGGAAATAAAAATTACGCTATTCATCAAATATCATATAGAGAGATTCCAGAGGGCTTCTTAGAAAGAGAAGGGGTTGAGAACGCTAGACAGACTCTTTCTAGTTCAGATTTTATGATGGAATATGAGGGCGAGTTTGTTCCTGATTCTGAGGGGGTGTTTAAGGCCTCCTTGATAGAATCTCGAAGAAATGGTATGGCAAATAATATCTGGGATAGAACAGTAAAACTTAGTTCAGAGTCTAGATGCGTTATGGGCATAGACCCAGCAAGAAGTCACGACTATTGCGCCATTGTAATAATAGAGCTAGGAAACCCAAATCAAGTCGTGTACGCCTGGAATGTTAGAGGTACCGACTTTCCTTCTATGGCAAAGCATATACATACTTTGTACCATAAATTTAATGTTACAGAGATTTATATGGATAAGATGGGCGGTGGGCAAGCAATAGCAGATATTCTCGCTACTTTTGACCCTCCCCTTGCTGATAAGGATGATGATTTAAGAATCGGTAGAAAGGTTATTACATTGGTTCACCCGTCAAATATGGAAACAAATAGGTCGGTTAATGATTCTAAATCCTTACTTGAGCAAGGTAAACTATGGTTTCCAGCCAGTCCAAGTGTTTTAGAAAAAAGTAGTTCTCAAGAAGAGGAAGTATATAAAACGGTAGAGTTATTAATGTCTCAGCTAACTTCGATAGTTGCTACTTCAACTTCTACTGGGCAAGTACATTACGATGTTCCTGGGGGCACTAAAGATAAAGATGGGGCAAAGAAGGACCTTTTTAGTGCTTTCGTTTTGGCAGGAAAAGCTTGTTTCGACTTAACTGAGCGACCAAAAGAACAAATAAGTATATTATATCCATTTGGATTTATAAGGAATAGGTATTTATAATGAACAATTCTTTAGAAGATGTCGATTTAGCTAAATGGATGAAGGAGAAAAATTCTCTTCTCGCTGAAAATGGAGTAAAAATAAATAGAGTTAATTCGTTAACTCCTGGCAAGTATGAACTTGAGTTAGCATTAGATAATTTAGAAGTTGTACGAGCTTTAGAAGATGGGTATACAAAATATACTGAATATCTTAAAGACGACCCGACTAAGATATATCATCCAGATAATTCTAAGTCAGCTAAGAAGCTTGTTAGAGGCAATCACGCAGTTGCATCAACTCGATATAAAGATACATTGATGCGAAGTGATTTAGATATACTTGGTGGGTTTGACCCTCATAGAACTAGACCACAGGATATTTATAAAAAGTCGATTGATGCTTACCAATCTAAAGGAATATACGGCGTAGCTATTAACGTTTTATGTAACTTTGCAGCTAAAGGGTTTACGAATGATATTGATGACCCAGATATAAAGAATTTTTATGATACATGGGGATTTACAGTAGGATTTCCTAAGTTAGTAGAAAAGATATTTTTAGATTTAATTAAAGTAGGGGACGTTACAACGTATAAAGTTGTTGGTCGGTATGTTCCTTCTATAAATACTTCTGCACCTAAAAGCAACAAATCAAGTGCGACAATGAAGTCGGTACATTTAGAGGTTGGTAAAATCTATAAAGAGTTTGGTTATAACTATTCAAATTCAGATGAAGAGACCCTTGCAAAGATTGATGAAAAGATAAAGGGATTGGTAGATAGATTACCAGCAGAACATGCTGCTCGAAAAATTAAATGGTCTAAAAACTTTATACCGATTGGATATACAATATTAAATCCTACATTGGTTGAAGTTAAAGGAAATTTATTATTTGGTGGGCAAGTATTAACATTAAAAGCAGATGATACCTTAAAGAAATATTTTGAAATTAAAGACTCTGACCTTTCTGATGAACAGAAAAGACTTAGACGATTATTGCCTGCTGATTTCAGAGCCGGAGTAGAAACCGGAGACGAGATTATATTAAATCCAGACCTAGTTGGTAAAGTTGAGTATCGTAAACAGGATTACGAAAGATACGCTATGCCTAGAGGGTTACGTGCTTTTGACTCTATGACGTTAAAAGACGCCTTGTCTATGGCAGATATGAGTACGGTTGATGGCGTTAATAATTATATACTAAAGGTTACTGTTGGTACTGACGCACATCCTATGACCGACTTAAGTCAGCTAGATGTTTTAGCTGACATTTTTAATTCTGCTCAAAAGGCGTATACAGTATTTTGGAATCATACTCTAGATATTGAGAAGATTACTTTCCCTGAAATTGATAAGATACTTGGTTCTGATAAGTATGAACAAGTTGAAAAAGACATTACAGGGGCATTAGGAATTGTAAGAGGACTTATAGATGGTGGTGCTTCTTCTGGTTCTACACCAGCTTCAATTGAACTTGCTGTTAAAAGCATCATCGAGGAAGTAAATTATCTTAGACGTGAAGTCGAAAGATGGATTTATAAAGAGTACCGTGATATAGCAGAAGGCATGGGGTTTGACAGATTTCCTAAAGTTAGATTTGATAATAATGCATTAAAAGACGAACTTAAGATGATGTCGCAAGTTCAAGGCATGATTGACCGTAGAATAATATCATATCAATCAGGTATTGAGTTATTGAATTTAGACCCAACGACTATATTCGCTGAACTAGAGCGTGAGAAGCCTCATGTTATAAACGGAGATTATGGAATTATAGGAAGTCCCTATAACCCTAAACTCACTCCTATGGGTGGCACGACAGCTGCACCTGATAATAAGAATGTGCAGCCTAAGCAAAGAACCCCAACAGGTACTCCAAGTGAAGGAAGGCCTAATACAGGCGGCATGGGTAAGCCTAAGGCAACTACTGCTTCTTTAACTCTAGAAGTCATGGAGGCAGAAGATACTGAGGTGCTTTCTGGTATTTTGAATAAAGGTTCTTTTACTATTAGTAAGAAAGATGATAATTTTGTTAAAAAGAATCTAAATACTTATATGATGTTTGCCTCGAAAGCCTCATATGAAATAAATAAATTTCAAGCTACTTCGCAAGAAGAGGCTATAAAGAAAGCAAAAAGTTTAGCCTTACTAGCGGAAGATGACATGGTGCTATTATTTAAAGGTACTGGTACCGTAGGAAGAAATACATTTTTTGAACTTACAAATAAAGTAAGGGTTATTTCAGAAGAGGGAGGTGACGAGATTGGACAATAAATTCTATTTAGAAGCTGATTTAACCGTCGTAGACTCCCCGTCTGCTGATTTGGCTTTTAAAGCCACCGCTTCCGATTCCCTTTTAATTCCCTCTGTAAATAAGCAACCAGACTTGCTATATAATAAAGCAGTTTTTGTTTCTACAGGTGAGAATAAAAATGGAGCATATTTTCTTCCTTTAGAATTATACAAAGCAAAAGGTACAATTGTAAATAAAGCAATTGATATGGAACATGATGAGCAGACAATCGTGGGACATATAATTGATTATGCTTTTATGAGGTACGATAGAACTATATTTAATCCAGACTCCCTTTATAAAGAGCAGGGGGAAGAGCTTTTTGATAAGAGCGAGTTCGATATTGGTATTGTTGCCGTTATGCATAAGTTGAGATTTCCCGAGATAGCTCAGGAAATTTTAGATGGACATTATGGTGTTTCTATGGAAGTGCTTTACTCTGATTATAACATAAAGGTTGGCGATGTAATTATACCTAAAGACCAAGCAGAGAGAAGTGGTATTGTTAAATTAATAGGGCAACATGTTAGAGTTACCCATGGTAGTAAGCCTATAAATGGTAAAACAGGTACAGATAGAATATTAAGAATATTTAAGAATATGCTATTTTATGGGTGTGGATATACTAAACGTCCCGCAAACTCACGTTCTGTAATATTAGAGTCTGCCTCGGAGGTTTCTATAAATAATATGGTAAAAGAATTCGACGTTAAAGGCATACCAGTATTTGACAAATATGTATACGAGGCATCTAAAATGGAAATTCGTACAGATAAAAAAGAAGTGGCTGACTTAAGCGAAGAAGACTCAGGAGAAGAGGGTGCATCTGGTGGTAACATGGATTCTCCTACTCTTGAAGTTACATCTAATAATAATGACGATGCTAACTGTGTTTCTTTTAAGCGGCATGTTTGGGATAGAAACTCTCAAGAGGCAGGAGCACAGGTAGTTGCAGAAAATTGGTGTGCGCTATTTGACGAGGCTTGCCCTGTTGCGGGTGCATCGTTAAATGCTGCTTGTTTACGTTCTGTTCTTGGTAGAACCATTGTAGAGTCTGTATCTACACAATTTGAGGCATTATTGGACGCAAGATACAAAAGAGCTGCTGACTTGCTTGGGGTACCAGCGCCAGAAGAGACCACTAGAGTGCATGCCCCTGGAAATGTGTACAATATAAATCAGGTAAAGTCTGAAATTAAAAATAACAATGTCGGGGAACCCATAGATAATCTGATAACGCATTCCCACAGTGCTTTAGCGTCTTTAGACGATTCTATAGCTAAAGCGGATAAAGTACTAGGCAAGAGTAAGTCTAAAGAATAATTCCTTAAAGTATTTGTTACAAATCAAATTTAATACAAATATATTTGACTTACCCCTATGATAGGGTATTTCAAATTCACACATCAATAATTCCATTTCAAGGGAAGGACTTATGAGCAGCAATAAGCTCGTCTTTCGAATCACAGAGGCCTTCTTAAAGAAGAGCGGTGATAAAATAGAAATTGGTTTTAAAATTTTTTGTGGTTCCCTAGATGGAGGTAATTCATAAAATGGTAGATTTAAAACAGATTGAGGGCGACATCCTGCCGAAAGTAGAGGAAGTCATAAAAAGAATCCTCGATAGCAAGGATGAGGCTGACCGTAAGAAGGCTCTTGAGAACGCTTTTGAACAGGCAAGTGTTAGACTGGGAGAGGCTACTAGCAAGATAAACGAGCTTACGGACCTTATCGCTGCAAAGGACGCAGAAGTCGAATCACTCAAAGAAATGACCGATTCACTTAAAAAAGAACACGCAACACTCCTAGAAACAGCTCAAAACGCTGCTTCCGAGAAAATCAAAGCACTTGAACTTGCTGTTGAAGGAAAAGATTCCGAAATAAGTAAGATAACTGAAGAGCTAAAAGCAGCTAAAGCCTCTCTCGATGATATCGAGAGCAATGCAAAGGCTTTTGAGAGAATTGAACTGCTCAAAGCTTCTGGTGTAGCCTATTCTAAGGAAGACGCTGCTAAGAGTCAGTTTTCCAAAGTTAAAGGAATGTCAGACGAGGAGTTTGAGGCCTATAAAGGAGAACTAGAATTACTAGCTGAACAGGTTAAAGCTGTTGCTAGTGAGACAAAGGTTACCGATACTGGCATTACACCCCCTCCTGAAGTTCCAGCAGGTGGCGCAACTGATGCTAAGTTGAATCTTGAAACAGCTAGTATAGATTCTAATAGAATCAAAGAACTTGGGAATGTTATGGCAAAGATGATGCGAAATATTTCTGGAGAGGACACTGGGGAGTAATATCCTCATGATTCCAATTGGAGGTTTAAAAAGAAATGATATTTAAAGTAAAACAGCCAGGCATTGAAGATATGCACTGTTTTCATGATGCTGCCACTGCATCTGGTACTGACTTTGTTGTATGCGAAGCAGGGGTAGTTGTTGGTATTACTGGAAGTGAGCTTGTAGCTCCGGTGCAGGATTCTGACGAGCCATATGGGTTTTTGATGCAGCGAGTTAAGAAAGACTACGCTGATTTGGGACTACCTGTAGGGTTTAGATTCCGCGGAGACCATGGAAGCTCTGACGCTTTCGTTGGTGACGCGGTGGGTGTTATGGTCGGAGCCTGTATTGCAGAAACTGACCAGTATGCCGCAGACAGCGGTGGTGTTATAACAGCAGGTGAGAAGCTCTATGCGAAGGCCGGTGGAGTTCTAACAAATGACTCTGCTCTATCAGTTGTAGCTGATACCCCGGTAGCGGTTGCTAAAATCAGCCTATCGGCAGCACAGATTGCAGCTGGTGTGTGGCTTCGTTTCAAGAGCCTTCTTTAATCCAGGAAGGAGGAAATAATACAAATGGAAATGACTGAAAAAGACCTAAGAAGCTTATTCCAGGAGACTGCTTCAGCTGACACTACTCCTAAAGGTGCTCAAGCCTATAAAGAGTTTTGTGCCGCTTTAACAACTCCTATTCTACAAGAAGTACGTCTTCGCTCTGTAGTTCGTGGCCTTTTCGCTGAGGAAAGACTAGGACCAGGGGCAGACGCTAGCTACCCCGTTGCCGATGACTTCGAAGTTCCTGTGTATGTGTTACCCGGTCTTGGTAAAATCGCACAGCACATGATAGAAGGTGTTGGTGAAGAGGTGTACGTTCCTACCTTTAGTATCGCCGCAGCTGCCGACTGGAAAGTTGACTACGCACGAGATGCCCGCGTAGACATCGCCATGAGAGCCGCACGAGCAGTAGCCCGTGAGCTTGCACGATACGAAGAGGAGAGCGGTTGGCGCGTTCTAAGTAGAGCGGCTTGCTCAGCTTTTGCTGGACAAGGCCTTCTACGCCCGCGCCCGGCCCCAATCTATCAGGTGGAAACCGGTCAGGATGGTGCAGGATTCTTCTCAAAAGAGTTACTCAATCTTATGATTGTTGGTTTTGCTCGAACTGGAAGAACTCTTACCGACCTCTGGGTATCACCAGAAGATATAGCCGATATTCGCGAGTGGGGTGATTTGGAGTTAGACCAGACATCACGAAGAGAAGTATTTCAGGTTGGTGGCCTTGGTAGTCTATGGAATGTTCAGTTCCATGAAATTCCTCATCTCGGACCTCGTGGAAAATTCAATATCAATGGATACAGCTCTGACTTTGGTCCGTTTAAGGGCAATGTAAGCGAGCAGTTCTTTGATTACGAGATTGATAATCCAAACGTTGTGGATGCTAACGGCATTCTCACAACAGCGGGTGAGTGCCAGGTCTGGGGCTTTGACCTAAGTGTCAATGACTCGCTTGTCATGCCTATCCGTAAGGATTACGAAGCAGTCGATGACCCGCAGCTTCTACGTAGCCAGAAAGCAGGTTTCTTTGGCCACGAGAATTTGGGATTCGCTTGTCTAGACGCCCGTATGTTGGGAATCGGTGTGATTGACCGCTCAATCTAATGAACTTTTAGTGGAGGGGCCCAGGTTAAACTGGGCCCCTGAACTATAGGAGTTTATATGGTTACAACCATATTAATTGTAAGTTTATTAGCGGCAATTCTAACTGAAAATATAACAGAAGTATTTGTTAAAGACGAGATATCTCAAAGTTTTAGAGTTTGGTTTTTTAAAGATAGAAGACATCTAAAAAGGATGTTTTCTTTTTTTGGAAATTTAATTACATGTGGGAGATGTTTTTCTGGATGGGTATCTTTATTAATAACTATCTATTTTTTCTATATAAGATTGCCCTTTAGTATTATGTCTACTCTTATACTATGGCAATTTGTTTGGTTTTTGTCAAATATTTTGCATCATATAAGAGATAGAATAAATCCAAATCATCATAATGGAGAATAATTAAAATGCCAGTATGGAACATTTCTCAAAGTGCTGTTGGTGGGGTTGCTATGGTGAGTGGCACCGTAAACCCTATAACTGATGATTTGGCCATTGGAAGTGATGGACAAACCTCCTTTACATTGAGCACCTCCCCACTAGATACTGATGATGTGAATTTATTTTTAAATGGAGTAAGACAGCGGCAACCAGAGGATTATTTGGCGGTTGATACAGCTGTGTCTTGGGTTAGTGCATATGAGCTAAAGACTACAGATAGTTTGATAGCTTTTTATTTTGGTGCAGCAGTATAAAGAGGAAAAACAAATGACACTTATAGATACCATTAGCAAAAATCAATTACTAAGAGATGGTCTACAATTCACGGTGTCTTTGTCTGAATCAGACGGTACAGAAAACACTGACTCTACTTCTGCTACTATTTCTATTATACGGAATGATAGAAACGGAGATGAAACCGTAGTAAATGCGGCCAATATGAGCGCTTATGATGATTCTACCTGGAAGTATGATTGGAACCCAGATTCTAGTGTACAGCCAGGGAGATATATTGTAAAATTTGTAATACAGTATACGGCGGATGAAGGAAGATTCTACGATGAATTTGAAGTACTTCAAAGCACCCATAATAGTATTTATCTATCTTTGCCTAATACTACTACAATTAGAAAAGGGGCCTCGAAGAGTTCTTCATGGGATAATAGTCAAAGACCTGGAACAACAAATCCTGGTTCAAATATAGTTTCCTAATCTATAGAGGGCATCTAAATGACAGTTAGAATAAGAGGGGAACAACTAGGTTATCCTTTTTCCGTTAACAGCAGCGCTGTTACGATATCTGGTGGTCTAGATGCTGTAAATATCTATACTGGCAGTGGTACAAATATTTATGGTGGGTTATGTGTAGATAATGTATGTTTAACCTCTGGTGTGGGCGGTGGTACTATAATAGAAAATAATTTTGATATAGACCTTCTTTCTCACAATAATTTGTCATTAAGCGCTGATTTAGATTTAACTCTGATTGGTATACAGATAAATATAAATTCTCCTTTAGTTACTGTAACAGGCTCTCTGACAGTAGAACAAGATTTTGATGTCTACGGAGACGTTACTATTAGTGGGGGTATGACGGTTAATGGAGAATCTGTTGGTAATACAACGGGAGCTGCCTCTTCTACAGACAATGCAATAGCAAGATTTGATGGAACTACAGGTAAAGTATTACAAAACTCTGCCGCAACTATAGATGATAATGGCGCATTTAGTGCTCCATTCACTACAGGTGTTTCTAGTATAGCAAATACCAATGGATATGGCCTTACTGTAACTGATGATGCGACTAATCTTGGGTTTCCAGTAAGCGTTCCCTTTGTAGGGCTTACAACAACTGACGCGGGTGTTCTACTTGTAGGAAACGCAGCTACTAGTACTCCTGAGGCGGTAGTATCTGTAATGCCTAGTGGTTTTGGTCCTAATACCCCAAATGTAGAGCTTACAGTTGATGATAGCAGTTATAATAACACTTTTGCTTCTAAGGTAGGGGCTGGTTTAGATTATTCTTATGTACAACATAGTGTACCAGGAAATTCATCGCAGTTTAATAGATTAGAAATTAGAGAAAGCTCTGTTGAACTTATTGTTGAATCTGGTGATATACTAATATCTGCCCCAATCATATCGGTATCTGGTACTAATAGTATTGTAGTTGGTACATACGGTGACGGTTCTACCGCATCAACTGTAGATATAAATATTGATAGCGGATTTGGTACTTTATTTGGGTCTATAGCTCAGAGCAGTGATAATGACCTTCCAAGAGTTGGACTAATAGTTGATAACACTGGAGATATAAACCTAGGTTCTTTAGTAGACAGAGATACAAATAATCAAGGCGGTGGAGGCGGTGGAGGCGGTGGAGG